TCTCTTACTTAGACGCAGAAGGTAATGAAATAATGTCTCACCGAAAGCAGAGTAATAGACACAGTAAGTCGATGACTAACGAGGGATCTCTAGACTAAATTTTAGGCAAATAAAAAGGCCCCTCAGATTTCTCTTTGGGGCCTTTTTTGTTTACTTCTTTCTATTACCTACATTATCTTCTAACTCTATGAGAAGGTCTATGTAATGTTTGATCTTCTCTAGATCCTCTACACCATTCTTATTACGCCACCTAGATATGTATTTTACAATACTACCTTCGATAAAGGACAGGTTGTTAGCGTGAATGTATTCAATAGGCTGAATGCCTCCCATTTGATAGTGACTACCTCCTACTTGAGTGTCTAGTGATGAATTAGGTTCCATCTTCAAAATCCCCTCGCTCTATAGCAATCATTAATTTATCGTCAAACCTCTCTAACAACTCTTCAGCAGAAATACATAATATCTCAACTAACAGGTCTACATCGTAGTCTCTGGTTATGTCTTCGATTAGTTCCTCTACTGTCTTAGCCATTAGCTGTCTTACTCCACTTATTAAGGGCTTTCATATCATCTTGTGAGAACCATTTAATGTCGTGCTTATCACACCAGCCAGCGTTAGTTAGTTTAGATCCTTTCCGTAGTTTCTGATGGGGCTTAGACCAGACAAAGACAAGTATCTTATTTTCTTTTAGCATCTGGTCGTGGATAGCTTTATACTTCTGGGTGTCTCCAGACCTAAAGAATCCTTTGACTTCAATAAAGATATTACCCTTAATGAAGTCTGGATTGTAGGTCTTGTGAATGATGTAATTCATCTTCTCAGACTCATAACCCCACTCAGTCAGACCTACAGCAACCCTAGCCTCTAGTTTACTTCTGTACTTTGGCAGTTGCTTTTTTGACATCTGGAATATCCTTTAGTAATGCCTGTACCATTTGACCTGTACCGTCAATGAAGGGACTACTGTGCAGATCCCAACCTTCAGACAATAGGGTGTTGATTTGCTCTTCAAAACGCTCTGAGCGTGGGGTCTTAACTACCTTATAGGTTAAACTCATATTACTTAGTCTCAGTTATTTCAATTACTCTGGGCAAACTCCAAACCTCAGTCAAGAACTTAGGGCCTGTACTATACAAGAAAGTCCTTAATTCAGGGTAACAAGTGTGCTTATAAGGGCAGTAAGAGCATTGTGTAGATAGCTTCATATTCCCGCTTTTACCGTCTGGTACGGGATAACTACACGGCTCAGGCATTTCATCTTTAGATACAATATCTTTTAAGTGAGTGATCCTGTCCTCAATGCTTTCACCTTCTGTCAAGTCTATCATTGCTAAAGCTAAATGTCCATTGCCTTTATCCATAGCCAACCAGCCACCCTCTTTAACTCCAAGCCCTGCACCATAGCCTTTTAACTGATCTACATAACCAAACGGATCATCAAATTCTACAGTGTTATCCTTGAACTTTTTAAAGGCGTAACTGGAGGCAGATTTAACGTCTATAAGTTTACCATCAATAGTACAGTCCATAGAGCCCTTGACTCCATTAACCTCTACCTTATCTTGCTCATTAGCGACTGTATGACCACCTAGACGTACTAACAATAAGACTAACTCTTCTATGACATGACCGTACAGGAACTTAATCAACGTAGAGGGCTCTAATTCCTCTTTAGGGTAGTCTTTGGAGTTAAGCCATACCTGTCTATCAGGTTTGCCTACGGACGACATACGCAAGCGTGTGGAGTCTCCCCTCTCTTCAAACAATGACTTAAATACAGCCTCCTTTACGTTAGCACCAAACAGATCAAATACTGCATCAACATCTACGTCTGGATCTGCTTCGCTATTCTTGACTACTGCATAAATATCTTCTACTAATGTGTCTAATGTTTTCATTTGCATTTCTCTAAATATTTAAGTGCTAATTTAACTGCGGATACGCTATCACCAAGTAAACCTAGTCCTTTATTACATCTACTACAGAGTAAGCCCCTTACCCTGCTAGTTACATGGTCATGGTCTATACATAAGGTCTTACCATCGTCTACGTGACATATAGCACATAACTCATTCTGGTCAGATAGCATCTTCTTATAATCATCTTTCGTTAGGTTGTGTTTAAGTAAAATCTTATTCAGATACTTCTCTCTATAACATGCTTTACACTGAGCTTTTAAACCAGAGTCGTTTTTGCGCTTGTCAGAGTAGAAGCCCCTCAAGGGCTTTACTAGACCACACCCACTACACTTCTTAGTGACACTCATACCAATTATTCCCTATCTTAGATTCCCCGTCCAACGGGCAGTTCATATTTAAAGCTACACCAGCATTAATGATAGCTTCTACAGCCAATACTCCAAAGCGTTCTGAATGTGCCTCCAGCACTTGAGTCTGATACTCATCGTGAATGTTACCTACAAAAGTAAAGTCTAGCTTTTCTTCCTTTGCATTGTTGTATAATAACACAAGTGCTTTTTTCATAACAATCGCCCCTGCTGACTGTAAGAGAAAATTAGGGGCTGAGTGTTCAGACCTAACCCATATTTTACGTCCGTCTAAGCCCTTCAAATATCCCCTGTTAGAAGCTTTCTTAATCTTAGTAATCAGTTCAGCTAGTGAAGGAATGTTATTGAATAGAGTGGCTTTTAGTTTCTTACCTTCTGCGGCAGATCCATTGATTATAGTCCCCATCTTAACATCACCAGCCCCATAGCACAGAGCATATATCATCGTCTTGGCCTGATCCCTAGAAGGTAGTCCAGCCATTTCCTGATTGTAGGAATGTATATCACCGTCTATAATCTGATTGATGTACTCTGCATCATTCATATAGTGGGCAAGCATTCTCAATTCTAAACCAGAAGCATCACAACCAACTAGCTTATACCCTTTGGGCACTATCCAGCACTCACGGCACTCTCTACCATACGGGCTGTATGATGCAGGGACTTGGGCAACATTAGGGCTGCTGTGAGTCATACGGTTTGTCTGAGCCCCTATAGCATTGACATAGCCGTGTACTCTACCATCGTCTGCTACAGACTCTACCCAACTCAGTACCATTCCTACGCGCTTTTGGAGTAATAGAAACTCTTTAATCATTACTGCTTCAGGTATGTCTACATTCTCCAGCACCTTTTCATCTATCTTAGGTAAGCCTGTCTCAGTAAACTCAGTAGGCTTCCAACCAAAGTGGATCAAGTAACGTCCTATTTGCTGGCGACTGCCTAAGTTAAAGATAGGGTATTCAAAGACACCATAACTTCCTTGTGAGTTATGATGAAAACCTTGATCCTTATGCTTACCCATAATGGCTGCTTTAGTACCGTCTTTCTTTAGTGGGTTCTTAGGGTAGTTCTTTTCTACCCATACTGGTAGAGGTGTAAAGCGTTTACGGACTGTAGCTTCTGCATTCATCATGCTCTCTTTGAGTTCAGCTAACAATATAAAGGCTTTCTTTTCGTCCAGTAACCAACCACTACGGGTCTGTTCAGCTATGATTTTATGTACGTCCATCTCTAGTTGGATAGACTCTACAGAAAAATCCTTAACTTCTTTGAGTAACTTACGATAGGTGAATAAGTTTACTTCAGTATCAGTAACACAATACTCTAGCATCTCATCACTATAATAACTAAAGTCAGTAAACTTACCTTTTGGATAACCTAAACGCTGTCCCCATGACGCTAAAGAATGCCCACCTTGACGCGCAGGTTCTGCAAGTCTAGACAAGACTAGAGTATCGGTTAGTTTGATGTTACTGAAGTCAATACCTAATAGACGTTCCAATACAGGTATATCATAACCTAGTATGTTGTGGCCTATGACCTCAGTAACGTCTAACAGATCAGTCTTTAACTGGGCTAGATTATTGACGTACTGGGTAGACGTTTTAGTATTGATGTCTAAGGTGACTACACACCATATCTTGTCTGGATTAAAGCCATTAGCTTCGATGTCCAGAACTATAGATTTAGAAGTCATAATTACTTGTTTCCTGTATTATCGGGGCCTGACCAGCCTCTAATCGGCTAGTATCTGAGTTATAGAACAACCAACCACCTACGCCTGTATTACCTGTCCTACGACATTTAACTAGCTGGATCTTAGTGCAGTTCCTAGCATACTCATCTTCCGAAAGTTTGTCACGACTTAATAGAATAGTGTTGAATGCAATCTGGTTAATAGATCCTGATCCTTTCATATCATATTCGTTTACATCGTGTGCATCCTTAGCACTCGGCTTACGCATGTGACTGACTACAATGATACTGACTCCAGTTTCTTTAGCTAGTTTAAGGCACTTATCCATAAAGGCATCTACGGTTCCATTCTCATTGGAGGTCACAGCAGCCTGTAGAGGATCTAGTATGAGAACATCACAGTCTAGCCCTTTAACCATGTAACGCATCTTAGAGAACAATTCATCTGCCTCCAGTGCCCCTTGATGGTCTAGTATGTGTAACTTATCTGTATCAGCTAATTCCGAATACTTCTTATGTAACTGGTCGTAGTCACGTTCAGGTTGAGGTACGTTAGATATGTTCTGACCGATATGTACAGAGATTAATTTCTCTATTGTTTCGCCTACGTCAGCCTCTAGGAAAATACAACCTATACGCTTATTAGACTCCATCAACATGTCGTAGACTAGGTTATAGACTACTGTACTTTTACCGATAGATGTTAACGCCCCTAGTACCGTGATTTCACCAGCCGCAATACCACCATTCATCATGGCGTTCAGTGAACCGAATGCTTTAGGTAAAGGCGTCACCTCTTCAGTACCTCGCTTTACGAATAGATCCCAATTACCTGCATCTGATAGAGACACTACACCAGCAGGTCGATGGGGTTTAGCAGACCACCAGCACTCGGTAAACTCTTTAACCTTACCTTTCATCAACATCTCAGAAGCATCTTTAAAAGGCATCTGCATCACTTTGACTTTGTTAGGTGAGAATAAGTCTACGATATTCTTAGTCGCGTCTAAACCTGCATCGTCTTGATCCATACAAAGTATGACACTATCAAACGACTCCAGAAACTCAAGTGACTCTTTGACACCCTTCACCGCACTACCTGAGCCGTTCTTTAAGCTTACTACAGGCCATTTACCGTGAAACATAGA